CATTGCTTTGGTATACCTAAATTCTCTATTTACAAAGAAATTAGTTCCTTCGAATTCAAATATAAATTTATATTTTTGAGTATACCTCTTTGCCCAATAAGTCATGAAAGATGAAAATTGGTCATACAGGGCTGTCATCATTTGCTCATCAACATTCAAGCTGAGTTGTGTTTCAATTACATTGGGTTTAATATCACTGCTGAATATCAGGTTTGTATTAATACCACTTGATGCTAAAGCTGTCCTGAGATAACTATCGTACATCTCGTTATCGGGTTTAAACTCTATGCCCTGCATGTTCTCTAGGGGAGCAGATGCAACTTTAACAGAATCAGATAGCGCACTCTTAACAAGAGCCATGAACTTTCCCAATAAATCAGGGCTAATTGCAACTGAGTCCTTAACTGTTGCTTTCGCTTCTTTATTAAGGTATGGAACTTCCCCCATTATTATCTTGTTTGCGGAAGCCATTGCTGAGTTTTTCTGTAATGTCCGCATCAATGGTTGTAATATTAAATCATTGAATAGTGGTGTAAAATAGGGAAGCCTTGTAGCTAATTCGGGAGTAAGTTTAAAACACACTCCGATTGTAACGGGAACATCAACCCAATAAATCCACGATGAACTTCCCCTTAGCTCAGGAGATAAGCTCGAGTCATAAACAGGAGATTTCTTTCCATCCAGCCCCCATATTTCATTAAATTTCTCTGCAAAAAATGAAGGATATAAATCCAAATCAACGCCCGGTTGCATAAACCAGTACATGTTAAAACTGAATAAAAATCCGTTTCCCCATCTGCCCGTTATTTTGCAATACTCGGAAGGCAATTCTTGAAGTACTATAGCATCCCCAACATCTCGCATGCAACCAAAATAAGCATCATTTCTAAGCATTTCCTTTACAACAATTCTAAACTCTTTCAAATAATCAAATCTATAAAGGAATTCTTCGATTGTTTCAAGCTCTCGTTTATATTTTAACGTTACATAATCTTTCACATCCGCATTAGATGTATAAGTGATATCAAAAGAAAGCATGTTTCCAAGATAAGAAAGTAATCTCTTATAAACCATAGATGTTAATTCAAAAGATTGAGAAAACTCTTGAAGATTTCTCTCGTTATCTTTTGGAGATACCATAGCATCAGCAAGCATGCTTTCCGTTGCAGCGAGAGGATTAAGATTAACATCTCTCATCCTAGCAGACAAAAGTTCTGGGTTCATATACATCGAGCCGTAGGCTCTAGATAAACTACGTGAAAACTCGATTACATCCCAGACTTCTTTTTCTGTAAGTTTTACATCTTCTTCATCATCGCTTTTTACGATAGCGTTATTATTTTCAGCCATTTGCACCTCCTTTATGTTTTTTTGTTTCTTTGTTCATATATTCTCCAATTAAAAAAATCTAGCTACACTGAGAAAAGCTTCTTCATCTGTTTCTACGCTTCTTTCTTTTAATAATTCTATATCCATTAATGAAACGTAAAAGTTAAGATAGCTTACAGATGTAAATCTATCTTTTCGTGCTCCTTCTGGTTCTTCTAGTTTAAGATTATTGTTTTGTATGCTCATTTCTAAAGAAATACATTCGTTAATAAGCAGGGTCGTTTGAATATGGGCTTGTAAGAGGTGTGCTCTTATGCCCGTATCATCTTGGTCTAGAATATCCTTATTCCCTGTTTTTATTAGAAAATCTTCTTCTGTATTATCATCAACGAGAAAGTTTACAAGATGTTTCCTCATCCTTTCTTTAAATTTAATGGCAATTAGAGAATTCAAAGAAGCGGAAGCAAATATAGGAAAAATACATCTATTTGCATCCATTCCCAATGTTCTAGCTGTTAGTTCATCATATAGTTTATCCTCTACATATTCAGAAGGCATAACCGTATACGCCTTATACTCACAGTCTCTAACCTCATCCTTAGTTAAAGAGCAGAGTGCATCAAAAATTCCAATTCCTGCATTTGCGATATCAAGTACAATGGCATCACCATCAAACTCTTCGAATATTCTTTTTATGCGGAGCGCCTGTAAAGTTGTGTGTTTTCCGTGATGGGACTCCATGTATACAATATCTGTGAGCCACCCTTTTGGAGTTGGCAAAAGCCTAGCACAAGATATTATTGTGTTATCGTTCTTCGCCCCAGCTCTCATAGCAACATCTACAGAAATAATTCTAAATTCTTCTGACAATTTTGGTATGTCATAAGGATTTTTCTTGTTTGTGACAAACATCTCATCTGTTATAGGTCTCCAGCTTCTTTTTATATTTCTTTTAAATAAACCTAATTTATAATAGGAAGATGACGATGACCCATAAGGGATATTACCGTACTCCATGAGAAAGGCGATTGGGTCATTAAAGTCCCGCTTATCTTTGGCTATTTGTTTTTTTGTTTTTATACCGTGTTTTATAGTTATTAGATAATCAAGGAATATAGCTTTAACGTCCGTATCTCCATTTGCTATTTGTCTTATAAATTTCTTTATTTCCGGATACCATTCATAACTTTTATAATGAGCACTAGTTATAATTATCTCTATAGGCTCTTCCCTTAGTTCTTCTATACTTGAGTATTTTGGAAGTTTCATATAAGGTGGTTGCCTACTCACCAAAAACGGTCTAATGATTGAGTCAATTATCGCATTTGGTATAAGTCGTCTTTCTTCTAATACTGTTATGTTGCTTCTATGCCCACGCCCCCCATCTCCCGAAACAACTACGTTTATTTTAGAACCATTATAAAAAGTCATTTCCCATTTGTTCATATTTGTTGTCAAGTTGCTACACTCTCTTCGGATATTCGCATGCTCATCATATAAAGCTTTACATTTTTCTGATATTATAATACCAGCTTGTGCTTTTGTAGATGAAGCTAATGCGACTATAGTACCCGGGTATAATATGCATCTTGCAATAGAATATACACCAATTAACCATGACTTAGCGCTGGCTCTGGATGCAATTCCTACAAATTCTGTAGATTGAGATATTAAATTTACCCAAAATCTTTGGTATGGATATAAAGTAACCCCCATATAATGCTCTATAAAAAATGATATGTTACTACGATAAAAAGTTACCCAAGTTTTCAGACGGTCTTTTGTCTGTTGCTCTATCTGCCTAGTTGTAAGCATAGAAGATGTTTCGCCAGATTTTTGGTAAGGTTTCATATTTTTTAGATTTAACGGAACAGACTTATTTTTAACACTCATTATTTATTCTCCATCTGGATAATCATCTACATCTGCAAATAATTCTTCATCATCTAGAGACTCTATAGTATTTTCTTCTTCGTTAATATTGAAGTCTTTACTTCCTGTTATGAAATTCTTTATAGCCCGTACTATATAATTTTCAAAATACTCAGCCACATTACCAACATCCCGATACATATCTCCACGGGGGTCGCTTTTCAGCCATTGAGCAGGTTCGTATAATTCAATATCCCTTATCCATTCCCCAAACCTTTCTTCTCCAATTTTTCCATCGGTTTTATCTTTTGCACTAGGGGCTATCTTAAGGCTTTTCATTATATCCTGTAAACCTTTAGTTAAATCCCTTGTAGAGTCCCCGGCTCTTCTTGCATCTTTTAACTCCAAAAGGGTATAACAAATTTGCTTTAAAAGACTTACATCAGTATGATTCTCTGTACTAAACGTTTTTGTAAATTCAACATATTCTGATTGCAAGTATTTTGTGTCCGCTGGAGAAAAGTCTTCTCCCCAAAACTCAATTATGCTCTGAGGTATTTGTACTTCGGTATTTAACTCTTTACTTGTAAATATAACCCCCACATCTTCATAACTCATGTCATCAACACCGCTTTTATCCATTGACTTCTTTGTAGCTGTCAATTTCTGTTTATATATTCCAAAAACAGCGTTTACATTTTTACCACTGTCAATGATAGTCTGAATATGCGTTTTTGTCGCAGATAAAGCATCATTTGAGTACATGATATTGAGAGATGTGCATAATTTATGTATACTTTGTTCTATACTGTTTGTTTTTTTATATACTTCGTCGTACATATCTTGTATACACGTATTGCAAACAGACATTAGCATTGACCTATCAACAAAGCCAAGGTCTACTGCTTCATAAAAATTACTTGCAGGGCGCATATCTACACAACGCCTGCACCATGACTCAGAAATCTTAAGACCTGACTTTGTGGTTATTTCTTTTCTTGCTGGCATCTAATGTACCTCCTAAATTTAGATAATAACCGCTTGGTTATTATAATTGCTCCCGAAAGAATCGAACTTTCGTTCCACCAGTGGAGCAAGCCTTTCTATTTTTTAAATAATTGTTCTAGTAACCCTATCACGCATCCGTTGGATGGGGTTGGCTCTACTCCTAAAGGGAGTTCTACAGCCGTCATTGCCTCCCCGCCATAACGAAATATTTGTTCGAAATCTGCGGCAGCAATCCATGCCTGACCATCAATACCCCAATCGAAACCCCAAGAGTTTTGAATTCTAATATAATTATCTTTTCTATAGGCGTTCAAAACATAGCAATGTCCACCTTGAGGAGTTCCAGAAATATCAACAGTATTATCCGGTCTTACTGTAAACATACCGCTTGTCCAAACAGTACCAACGATAAGAGGGCCACGATTTAATAACCACCATTTAATGGAAGCCATATCGCTTGCAAACGCATAAGCGTCTACTCTGCCAACGTTCTTTAAGACTTTAGCTATGGAACGCACATATGAACCGTCTTCGTTTTCAGGTTCTCCGTCTACGATTTTACAAAGATAGTAAAACTTATGACCGTCTTCATCTAAATAATTATCTGAGATGGGTTCGTTTATCCCCCAGCCAGCACCGCCAAAACCAACACAATGATTTGTGTACCCTTGGTTTAAAGGTGCTAATGGAAAATTCCATTCCATTTCAGTTACTAATGATAATTTTCCAATTCCTTTTGGCATAAAATTGGCAAGGTTATAATCTCTAGCATCAAAAGGAGAAGGCTTTCTACCCATTGGTCTTGAAAATGTCATAAAATGCTCCTTTTATGTATACAAGCCCCCATATTTCAGGGGGCTTGTATAATTAATTACTAGAATGTTATGCAGGTACTTTAACTGATAAACCTGTAGCAGTAGTTTCTGTTCCTCTTGATAAGTCAATTGTTTGATTTCCAACCCAACTATCTCCAGTCCCAGCAACATAGTCAACTGTTTGATAAACTCCCATCATGAAGTTGTCAGTAACCATATTCCCGTTTCCACCAGTAAGGTCAACATATAAGGCTGTGCTTACAACAGTTCCAAAGAAGTTGCGAGAAACGATAGATTCATTCAATGACAAGTCCATGTGAGTGGCATTACCTAATCCACTTACATTTGCAGGGAACATGTTATCAAAAACTTTCCAAGCACGAGGATTTGCAACCGCTGTGCTAGAACCGTAAATTGCAGCAGTTGTCATTCCGGCAAACTCGCAGTTTTTGATGGTGATGTTATTTGCTCCACCGTTATCTATAATTCCATACGCACCAGATAAGAATCTGCAATTCTCAAAAGTGGCATGAGATGCGTCAAATTCAGAGGTTGTGCCAAGTGCATTTCTAGTCAATTTTATTGCACCAGAATCAACAGGGCAATCAAAGGCGATGTTATAGAATTTCCAACCACGACCTTTTAACTCTAATAAAGGTGTTACGGCAGTAGGGGAAGCAGGTGCTCTCCACATAGCTGCACCGGGATTGTATAGAGCGCCCGGAGAATCGGGATGATGCAAAGAACCACAACCTATGATGGATACATCAAACTTTAAGTTTGAAGCAACAATTTCTTCACGAACATCGCCTACGAAGAAAATGCTACCCAAAGTACTAACGGAAGTAAGTGCCTTACCCATAGTAAGGAAAGCGCTTGCCCAAGATGTTCCCGCATTGCTGTCAGAGCCAGCAAACGGGTCAACGAAGTAGCTTTGTCCATAAGGTTCGGTGCTACCAACCAAAGTTCCTAGTTGCGCTCTTTGTGCAGCGGCGTTCATATTATTCAATTGCTTTATTTGTAATGCTGTTAATGTCATTTTATTTCTCCTTTTTGTGACCATGTATTTTTATGGGGAACACCCCCAAAGTAAAGAAGTAGTGCAGAGCGGTCAGTATGCACTCAAACTATAAAAGCCTCAGACAATATTTTTTCAATATTGTCATATTCCCAATAAAGTATCTTAATTAGAGATATATTGTTTTGCAAGCAATAGTTTTCTTTCATAAAATCAATCTTTTATGCTATTTTATATCGCCGCCATTGCCGCAGATATAGTTGCCATTTCTGTAGAAGAAAGAGTTTCAGAATATATACAAATACATTGAACTTTTCCATACCAAAAGTTATTTATAGAATAATTTGCAT